TTTTCAAACATGACAGATTTCATGTCGGGCAGGGCAGCAGCGACAACACATTCTGTTTCGGGCCACTCAAACCCGCACTCTGAACACTCTCGCAGGGCCACATGAACCTCAACGTCACAGTTCGGGCAGATTTTCCACATGGATCGCTCTTTGGCCTCGGCGGATTCAACGGCTTTGGGGACTGTGATTTTAACATGGTCCAGATCCGTGCCAAACCGGGCGGTGTTATCTGTCAAATCAACCATGAAACCGTGATCTTTGCCAGGATGTGTCCTCAGAACCCGGCCCACCGCCTGCAAAAAAAGCGTACTGCTCAGCGTTGGCCTGGCAAACACCAGGCAATCCAAAACCGGCAGGTCAAAACCTTCTGTCAAAATATTTACGGATGTCATTATTGGTTTTTGGCCTGACTCCCACGCTGTCATGTTTGTAGACCTCTGAAAAGAATCAAGTTGGCTGTGAACAATGGTTGACCGATCCCCAAGAATGGCATGGAGCTTTTCAGCATGATCTATGGTGCAGCAAAACACACACACCCGTTTATATCCTGCGCAGTATTTGTCTATTGCCTCAACCGCTGTTTCAAGATGAATTTCCCGGCTCATGATCTCACCCAACTGGTCCAGGACATAATCACCGTTTGTTGACACGCCTGCCAGATCCGTTTCCAGGGATTCATGGTTGGCAACAACGCCTTTGAGCGGCACCAGAAAACCAGCCTGCCTTAATTCGTCATATGTGATTTTGTGGGATATATCATCGAACAGATTCACGTTGCCGGGTTTACACCGTCTGCCATAAATGTATCCATGACCCAATCTGGCAGGGGTAGCCGTGATGCCGAATATCCGGCAGTTTGGACGTTGTAATCTTAGATAATCAAAGACCTGTTTGTATTGTGTGTCACTGTTAATGTCGATCCGGTGGGCCTCGTCCACCACAATCAATCCGGCCCCTGGATATTTTTGCATGATATTGACAAAGGTCTGGATGGTTGCGATGGTCACGCGCCTGTCAATGATTTTTTCACCCAACCCGGCACAACAAAGACCGATTTCCGTGAACGGAAGCCCGGTGAATTTCTGGAAGGATTCAAAGAACTGCTGACACAGTTCTTGTTTGTGCATCAGTACCAGGAACCGCATGTCGGGTGCTTCTTTGTATAGGCGCTGGATCAGCCTTACAGACATGAAGGTTTTCCCGCAGCCCATCATCCCTGATAGCAAGACATTTTGCTTTATTTGCAGATCCGCATATATTTTGTCCAGGGCGCGGACCTGGTAGTCTCTGGCATCAATCATGCCTCCACAACCTTCCGCACATCGTCCACAGACCGGACCACATAATACTCACCACCGGCCCACTGGATGTCCTTTTCGGCGCGCTTCTGTGCCTGTGACTGACGTCCGGTTTCTGTCTTGACCTCAAATCCGCAAAACCGGCCACCAGGCAAACAGACAACCACGTCAGGAACACCGGGCTTGCCGGTTTTGAAATACCGGCCTTGCTGGGTCTTGACCGCACCGGACCCGGCGCGGAAATAATAAAGCGGCACCTGTTTTGACACCATTTCAAGATACTCAAGGACGGCTCGCTGGATCATCGCCTCGGTGCGCTTAACAGCCATTGAAACACTCCTCGTAAAATGGACAGAAACGAGCTTCCCACCAGTCCGGCCTGGGGCAGGCCCTTTCCGGCTCTGACTCGCTTGATATTGCCATGAAAACGTCTTGCAGGCGGTCAACTGTTGCATCCTTATCAAGCGGTATCCGTTCCTGGTAAAGCCGGGAGTCGTCCTTACAATAAACAAACACCGCTGCCCGTTTCAATCCCAAGCCAATCATGTAAAATTGAACCTGCCAAAAATAGATTTCATTCCATTCCCGGTATCTCTTTTTGACAAGCTCATTGTATTTTTTAAGGCTGGCTGTTTTATGTTCAAACAGGTGTGGCGTGACAGGCGCTTCGATCAATCCCTCAATGATCCCGTCAATGGAACCATAAAGCGTCACGCCCTCATATTTTATTTTGACCGGTGCCTGCTGAGAATGAACATGGAATCCGGCACCGCGTAGATCCGCTATGGTTTGATTTTCCAGGATTTCGCCCAGCTTGAATAGGCGCAATATCCGGCCATCGATCTCCGGCTCATCATATCCCCGGTGCTTGTACCAGAGAAACCGGCCGCACTTATGACCAGCCTGAGACAACCCCAGTCGCCGGCGCTGCGTTCGCTGCGCCTCATACCATAAGTCAATCGCCTTGACCGTGGAAACCTCATTGACTATTTCAGCGATGTTTGTCATACGGCCCACCTTTTCGGTGAACCAACCTGACCATGCTCAAAGCGGGCTTGACGGGCGGCTTGATAGGCATTGACCACCTTTGTAAACGCAAGTCTTGTTTCTACTGTGTATGCTTCTGGATCGAAAAAGTTTAAAAGACCATCAAAGTCATCATAGTACGCTTGTGCATAGGTATCCATGTATCCATGATGTCTCCCCTCTTCTTTCCTGATAAAATCATCACCCCCAAAGCTAACATATGATCTGACAAGCCCCTTGTAATGTCGGATAAGCGGGTGAAGGACAACCCCCCACTTAATACTTGGGATTTGGCCAAGAACCAAAAGGCCGGGGCATGTCAATGTGTTGTGCAGGGTTTCCTCTGCGCTGTTATCAAACCCATGCATCGGGCAGCCAAAGTCTAAAAACTCAACAAAGCCAAACAGGTCTTGGTCTTTCCAATTTCCCTTAACCTCGACCCATGTTTCTGTGTTTGGCAAATAAAAGTCAGGTAAGTACCTGAAACTGCCTTTTATAAAACCCTCTGGCTCATAGTCATACTTAATCCCCAACACATCAAAAAACACCGCCCACCTTGCTTCAAGGCGGCTCCTGAACCTGTATCCGTTATATACTGTCTCAATCGGCCTAAAATCCATTGTACACCCCCCCAACAACACAGATTTAAAGAAAAGGCCGCCCCGGTATCCATCCGAAGCGGCCACCTCAATTACCAGCCGCTTGCCTGCTGAACGGGTGCGGCCTGCTGTGTTGCGGGTTGTGCCTGTGCCTGCTGAGTCGGCACCGGGCCATAAGACCGGATCTTGTTGCTTTCCAGTTCTTTGCCGGTTGTGTTGCTGGTGAATTTTTCCACCTTGACATCAATACCCATGGGCTTGCCCATTAACCCTGCCGTGTCCTGCGGGGGATACGGTACGCCGCACAGATTGCAGATCCTTTTCAATGTTCCCTGCCCGATGGCCTGTGCTTTGGGGTGCGGGTTTGTAATGTTGATATGATCCGTCAAGGTTTCACCGGCAAACTGGCCTTCCATAATCTGGAGAGCAACCTTGAGGATCTTGCCGGTGTTCTGGCTGTTGTCTTTCAGTTCGTCGGCCACAAGGCAGGCTTTGTACTTACCGGCCGGCATCACGACAAATGCGCCTGTGTTTTCGTCAACATTCGGGTCAAGCTGGATTCCAGTTAATGCGGTCATTATGCCACCTTCCTTTCTTCTGTGTTGTTTGGTTTGGAGATATGCTTTGCAATAGCTGACCAGCCGTTGCTTTTCTGTACGTCGATTTCAAACGGTAGTGCCATTCTTGACTTGGCTGTGAACGCCGGACGTTCTTCGGTGAAAACAACCCGCTCACCCTGTCCGATGCCCTTTGCTGCCTGGTTGAAGCCTTCGCCCTGTTTTGTGACAACGGTTTTATGGGTTCCAAAAAAGATATTGTCAGCCCATTGGGTAATCATCGCTGCCGGGTGACGGTGCAGACGGAGAATATATTTGTCATATGCGTCAACAATAGGGTCATTGATTGTTTTGATTTCGGAGTGAGCCAGAAGCACCGGGGCGACGCCTTTCTTTCTCAGCCTATCCATGCCGTCAATAATCTTGTTCCAGTGCTGCATGGCATAGACGTAGCCCTTTGCGTATCCAAACGCCTCGATTGATTCTTTGTTGTGGTCCTTGCAGACCTTGGAAAAAATCAACTTTTCCAGGCTGGACAGGGTATCGACAACCACCGTTTTGTATTGGTGGTCCTCAGTGATAAGCGCCCTCATATATTCTTCCACCTGTTCGTATTGATCAGGCACCGGAAAAGAATCAACGTCAAGGCCGGTCAACCCATCTTCGATGTCGATAAAAACCGGCGACGGCATGGACGCCGCCAGTGTTGACTTTCCCCACCCGGGAATTGTATAAATAAGGATTCGGGGCGGTAACTGCGGACGGTCTTTGATCAGAGATTTCAGATCCATCATGCCACCTCCTCGACCTTGATCGACGGCTTGGCCGGTTTGGTTGTGATGCACTGTGCCACCAGTGCAGGGTCAAGCCGCTCGATCATCCGCAAGTTTTTCAGGTTAATGGACGGTTTCAGGTCCACAAAGGCCAAATTTTCCGGCAGTTCCAGCGCCTGGTAGCGGTCATAATCCAGGGACCGGTTTAGCTTCGTTGTGACTGAGATTTTGAATCCGTCTGTCGCCTTGGTTTCCGTGCCTTCGATCTTCTCCGGTTTAATAGCGGCCAGCAATTCGGCTTCTGCTCTCAACCGTTCCTCTTTTGCCGCCGCTTCACGGGCTTTTGCCTCCATGAACTTCATACACAATTCTTTCATTTCGCACTCCTTTCTTATCAGTTATGCCCGGACCCATTCCGGGCAGGTGTGATAATTTATGCTGTTTGTCTTTCTATCCACTTCTCATAAGCGGCTTCTCCGGCCTGTTCTTTGATTTCCTGCGTTACGATATCGACAAACGTGCCAGCCAGTTGTTCCTTGTCCAGCTCTGTTTCAATTCGCTTCAAAACCTCGTCGTGGTTAAAGTCGATCCAGCTTGCAGACTCAGGCCAGCCGGGATGGTGAAAACTTGCCTGTTCTCCGGGTTCATACTCAAACTCCACCGGGACTTTTATGGTGACTTCAATTTCTGTTTTCATGCGGCCTCCCCGAACCGATCTATCGCATCCAAGATGCCCATGAGCCGGGCGATCTCAAACTCTTTTTCGTTCTTGGTCATTTCCTTGTCAGAAACGACCTTCATTACAGCCACGATGACCTCTTGTGCTGTGTTCGGCATCATCCCTCCCTCCGCCATGCCATCGGCACGGCGGCGGCCACAAGGCAAGCCCCGGCCAGATTGGCCCAGGGAAACCATGCGCCGTCTGATCCGGCCAGGATCAGGCCGGC